CCACAAGGCTACACTAAGCTTGAAGGTGTTGGTGGGGTTGCTGAACAGGGTAACCCAATCAGTCAATGGGGGGTTGATGACTTTGTGTCTCTTGGCACTCAGCTTACCAATCCAGTGGGCCAAGGCTTCCAACGTCTTGCCAATGCTGTCATCCCTTTTGGGAAGGTGTTCTCTACGCTGGCTAATAACTACATGGAAGAGAACGTTCCCGGACGGCTTGACACCATGATTGAAACGGGTATGTCCCCTGAGGGGGCTGCTCTTACGGAAGATGAGCTTAAAGGCTTGATGAATACACGAGAAGTGCTCCGTGATCGAATGTCTGAAGAGACGGGACAATCAGGAAACCCCTTCGAGAGTATTAGTGGCTTCTTCAACCGCTTGGTTGGACGGGACACACCTGCCCCTGCTAATTCTACACAGCCAGTGATTGGAAGTTCTTCTCCTTCCCCGACCCAACAAACCTCTACAGGTTCTGATAGTGGTAGTGGGTTTAGCAACATGGCTGACAATGTTTCTAAAAAACCTGAGGGGTATGATAAACCTGCCCCCGGACCTAAATTTGCAAAAGGTGGCCTCGTCACCCGTCGCTGTTAACAATATGGCTACCCACTACTAGTGGCCCCAGAAGGAAATTAAATGACTGAAGTTATCCTAGAATCCACTCCTAAAATCGCCTTCATGTCTCGTAACACCGCAAGGAATGACGAGCGCATCAAAGAGATGGAGGATGAGCTGAAGGGGCTTGAAGAAGCCGCTAAGCCCGCCCCAATTGTTGAAGCTAAGGAGGAAGAAAAGGACCTTTCTCGTGAAGAACAAAGTTGGAAAAAGCGTTACAGCGATTTGCGTTCACACCAACAAAAAACAGAAAAAGCTCTTCAAGATCAGCTTACTGAGCTTAAAGCCCGACTAGATAATGCAGCCTCTACAGCTCTCCCAAAGACTAAGGAAGAGATTGAGAATTGGGTGAAGAAATTCCCTGATGTGGCCCGTATTGTCAAGGGCATTGCCCGTGAAGAGGCTCTTGGAGAGACGAAACAAATTGAAGCCCGTATTGCTGAATTTGAAGAGATGAAGCAACAAACCAAAATTGAGAAAGCTAAGAACGAGCTTCTCAAGGTGCACCCGGACTTTGACACCATCGCACAGAGTGATGACTTCCTTGATTGGCTTGATGATCAACCGTCTTGGATTCAAAATGCCCTGTACGAAGAACTTGATGTGCGTGGAGCTGCACGAGCTATGGAGCTGTATAAGGCTGATAAGAATATCAAGCCTAAGAGCAACAAAGACGCCGCTCTCGCCATTAAAACCCAATCTCGTTCCACCCCCTCAACTGAAGACTCTCAAGGACGTTTTACTGAGAGCCAAATCCAACGTATGTCCATGAAGGAATACGAGAAGAATGAGGAAGCCATCTACGCTGCCATGAAAACTGGCAAGTTCGTATATGACATTAGTGGGGCGGCGCGGTAAGAGGCCCCGTAAGGCACCCTCTACCCCTAGCACAAACAAGATTTAATACAGATTACCCATTAGCGGTAGGCCGGGAATACAACGACGGTTGAAAGCCCCACCCTATTAATATGGCCCCTGCATGTAATTGTTTGTTAAACCTCGTAAAAACAAACCCCTATTACATAAGGAAACTTAAAAATGGCATTTTCTGCTGCTGGTGGTTATGGTAACCTTCCTCTTGGTAACTTTAGCCCCGTAATCTACTCGAAGAAAGCTCAAATGGCTTTCCGTAAGTCCTCGGTTGCGCAGGACATCACTAACTCGGACTACATGGGCGAGATTTCGGCTTTCGGTGATTCGGTTCGTATCATCAAAGAGCCGGAGATTAGTGTTTCTCCGTATGTCCGTGGTGGTCAGGTCATCACCCAAGACTTGCTGGATGAAGACTTCACCCTCGTCATCGACCGTGCAAACCAGTTTGCATTCAAGATTGACGACATTGAGCAGGCACACTCGCATGTGAACTGGATGGCTATGGCCACCGACCGTGCAGGCTACCGTATGCGTGACCAGTTTGACCAAGAAGTTCTTGGCTACCTTGCTGGTTATAAGCAGTCGGCTCTGCACACTCAGGCTGGCACGGCTCGTACTCTGGCTGGTGACATCAACGGCACGAAAGCTATCAGCACTGCTGGTAACGATGAATTGCTGACGACTAACAAGCTGATTAAGTCGAGCTTCGGCACCATCACCACGGCTTCGGCTGGCGATCATTCGATTCCGATTGCTCCCCGTATGCCGGGTCTTACCACTGTTCCCACTGACTTGGTGTCTGCTGCAACTATTGTTGCTCGTATGGCCCTGCGTCTGGATGTTCAGAACGTTGACAGCTCTGGTCGTTGGCTGGTCATTGACCCCGCCTTCCTCGAAGTGCTGAAAGACGAAGACTCGCGCTTCCTGAACGAAGATCAAGGTGAGTCTGGTGGCCTGCGTAATGGTCTGGTTATTAAGAACATGCACGGCTTCCGTGTTTATGTTTCTAACAACCTGCCGAAAGTTGGCACTGGCCCGTCCACCAATGGTACGGCTAACCAGAACACCAACTTTGGTGTGATTGTTGCTGGTCATGATTCGGCTGTTGCTTCGGCAGAGCAGATCAACAAGACCGAGAGCTACCGTGACCCTGACTCGTTTGCTGACGTGGTTCGTGGCCTGCACCTCTATGGCCGCAAAATACTTCGGCCTGAAGCCATTGTGACTGCCAAGTACAACGTCGCTTGATTTGACTAACAGTCAATGAGGGAGGGGAAATCTCCCCTCTCTTCCTATTAATTTTTAGTCATTAAGGAGAAATATAAATGGCTACTCTTCTTTTCCCGCGCGTTGGGGCAACTGCCCTTTCTGCGGGTCGTTCTGAAGCACGTATGATTGATGTCACCGTCAATCTGGCTTCTGATGTTACCATGGGCACTGCTACGGACGATATTACGGTCGCTAACCTCCCCGGTGGGTGTGTTGTGCTGGCTGCTGGTATTGAGCAAGTGTCTGTCGGCACTGGTACGGGCACCCTTGTTGCTCGTGTTGGTTCGACCACGGTTAGTGCTGTCCTGACGGCCACTGACGCTGCTCTTACGGTCCCTGCCACTGTCCCTGCTGCCATCCCTCTGGTTGTTCCGCTTGCGGGCGCTACGTTGAATGTGCTGGGTGCAACGGCAGTTCGTACCACGGGTAAAATCCGTGTGTGGGCTATCATTGTTGAGGGTGTTGCAAAGCCGACGGAATCTACTTCCGCTGTGCGTGACGCTACCCTCTAATACCATTGAGAGGGAGGAAGGTTTTTCCTTTCTCCCTTTCTTTTTAATAGGAGATGCCCTTGGCTTATAACTATCTTGGACTAGTAAATGATGTATGCAAGGAGCTTAATGAGGTTCCTCTTACAGAGGCTAATTTTTCTACGGCTGATGGTGTCTACTCACAGATTAAGACTTCTATTAACTCCTCTCTACGTGACATTAACCACCAAGCATTTGAGTGGCCTTTTAATCATGTAACGCAGGAACAGATTTTAGTAGCTGACCAATCTAGGTACGACTACCCCGCCGATTGTAAAACTGTGAACTATGACAGCTTTCGTCTTAAGAAAGACGTTGCTCTCAATGCTTCCACCAACAAACTTAAACAGATTGATTATGAAGAATACTTGGAGCACTACGTTGATGCTGAGTATTCAGGGGATCAATATAGTGAACTACCGAGATTTGTATTCCGGTGTCCCAACCTTAAGTGGGGAGTGTTTCCACCCCCTGCTGATGCCTACACTGTAGTGTTTGAATACTATACACTACCAACAGATTTGGAGAACGCTACAGACGTACCCTTCATTCCTGTACAATTTAGATATGTAGTTCTAGACGGGGCTATGCATTACGCTTTCATGTTCCGTGGTGATCCTGAAAGTAGTGCAGTTATGCTACAGAAGCAAACTAAGAATATTAGTAACCTTCGTGGCATTTACCAGAACCGTTTTGAATATGTAAGGTCCACAGCGAATAACAGACAAAGTAGGTGGTAAATGAGAACTAATTGGGCCACGTACCCCATCGAGATTAAGGGGGGACTAGTAACTAACATCAGCCCCCTGCAACAAGGTATTAACCTTCCGGGGAGTGCTGTTGTCCTTGAAAACTATGAAGCCTCCATTGAGGGGGGCTATAAGAAAGTCATGGGCTACGGAAAGTGGTCTACGGAAAAGGTTCCCGGAGACACCATCATTAACGGTATTATCTCTCTTACAGCAGATGATGCCATTGCAGTGAGGGGTGGTAGGTATTACTTCTCTGCTGGTAAAGCTGCTTGGGTGGAGAAGCTTGATTCCTCTGCCAACCCCGGTGGTCATGTAAGGCATGTAGCTTATAACTTCAATGGTACCGACAAGACCATTATGGTTAATGGTGCCACTAAACCAGTAATCTACACCTCTGGTGCTAACACAATTGCTATTGATGCAGCAGCCCCTGTTGATGTTGAAGGCAGCGAATATGTAACAGAGTTTAAGAACCACATCTTCTTTGGTAACGGAACCAACCTAGTTTTCACTGCACCCTATACAGATAATGACTACTTACCCGGCAATGGTGCTGGTATTGTTAATGTGGGAAGTGAAATCACTGGACTCATCCCTTTTCGTGGTGAGCTTATCATATTTGGTACGGACAGGATTAATCGTCTTACAGGCTCAGGTCTGGCAGACTTTGTTCTCACACCAATTACACGTAAAACAGGGTGTCTATATGGAGACACTATTCAGGAGGTTGGTGGTGACATTCTCTATCTTGGCCCTGATGGCATTCGCTATCTTAGCGCCACAGACCGTAATGAGGACTTTGCTCTGCAACGTGCCTCTGAAGCTATTCAAGACAATGTTGTAAACTTCTACTCTGGAACCTCTACCTTTTGCTCCACTGTGGTGAGAAAGAAATCTCAATACCGCGTATTTGATTGGCAAGAGACCACTTCGGTAAGTCTGTCTGGTGGTATTATTGGAACACGCTTCCTTGACCAAGAGGCCAGTGGTATTTCTTGGTCCACTATGCGTGGTGTTAAGCCACACAGAATGGACAGTAAACAACACGGGAACGTAGAAACTATTCTCTTTACTAGCGATGCTACAGTTGGTGGCTCTTATGTGTATGAGATGGAAGTTGGTACAAGCTTTGATGGAGTGGCTATCCAAAGCAGGTGGAAGACACCTAACATGCCGTTTTCTGACCCAAAAATCAGGAAGACCTTCTATAAAGCCACGTTATACCTAGAGACAGATGCTGACTTTTCCATTAGCTGCCAACCAGTTATTGATGGTAACACAGGAAACACTGTTGAGCCACCTGCTGTTGTCTTTGCCCCAAGTGGGGCATCTTCTGTTGAGTTCTGGGGAAGCGGTGTATTATGGAATCATTTTTCCTACGGTGGGTCACTAGATCAGGTATACTACAACAACCTAATTGGCAGCGGGTTCACTATTGCTTTCGATTTTATTGAGGAGAGTGCTTCTTCCTCTTTTTCACTTGATTCATTAATCGTCGAATACAGACAGAACGATAGGAAATAACAATGAGCGGTTATACGCGCCAAGCCCTTGCCAATATTCAAAACGATTCTGTCGCAGACGCAGATGACTTGAACACTGAATTTAACCAAGTACAAAGTGCATTTAATAATGCCACTGGGCATAAGCATGATGGCACTTCTGGTGAAGGTGCACCAATCACCAAGATTGGGCCTGTTCAAGATGTCGTAGTTTCTGTCTCAGCCATGTACCCTAAAGTGGATGCCACGTTAGACCTTGGAACATCTATTCTTAGTTATAAGGATGGGTATTTTACGGGGGTTGTGGATGCAGCTACATTCACTGGTGCTGTTACATCTTCTGCTGTTACCATCACTGGTGGTACTATTACGGGTATCACAGACCTAGCTATAGCAGATGGTGGTACGGGTGCTTCCACAGCAGCAGGTGCTCTTACTAACTTAGGACTCACTGCTACAGCCGCTGAGATTAACTATACAGGTGGTGTAACCTCTAGTATTCAAACTCAACTAAATGCCAAAGAGCCTACAATAACTGGGGCCATTACGACAGTAGTAACTGCTAACCTTGATCCTAATACGGTCCCGGTGTCAAATGCCTCCGGTAAAATTGGTAACTCTACTACTACCACGACTGAATTGTCTTATCTAAATAATGTCACTTCGGATATTCAAACACAGATTAACAGCAAGCAAGCCACCATTACTGGTGGAGCCACCACCATAGCTACATCAAACTTAACAGCTAGTCGTGCCCTAGTTTCGGACGTATCTGGAAAAGTTGCCGTGTCTGCTGTGACCACCACCACAGAACTTGAGTATTTAAACGGCGTAACCTCTGCTATTCAAACCCAACTTAATGCTAAACAACCATTGGATGCTGGCCTTACCGATATTGCAGCCCTTGCTGTAACTAATGGTAACTTCATTGTGGGTAATGGTACAAACTGGGTGGCAGAAGCTCCTGCAACAGCTTTGCTTAGCCTCGGTGTTACGTCTACGGCAGCAGAGCTTAATAAGCTTGATGGGGCCACCTTAACTGTTACAGAACTTAACTATGTTGATGGTGTAACCTCTAGTATTCAAACTCAGTTGAATAACACTATTGGGACCACACAGACGTGGGCTGCTAGAGGCCGCACACATAGTACTGTTTATGAGAACACTACATCAGCCCCCGTAATGGTTAACATTAGTGCTACGGTGTCAACAGGCAGGTACATACAAGTGTCAGCAACTGGCGCTGGTGGTTGGATTGATGTTGGTTATCTTTCTGCTACAGGTGCTACCACTGTTTCCTACATTGTGCCGGTTGGTTGGTTCCACAGAATTAACGGGGCAACCGACTCTATTCTTGTTTGGTCGGAGTTGTATTAAAATGGTTGGCCTAACAGTTGATGAAAAGATTGGTGTACCAGTAACAATATTCATAGCGTTGCTGGTTGCCTTCCTCTTTCTCACCCCTTCTTCCTTGTGGTTTAAAGTGCATGAACTAGATGTTAAGAGTGCTTCCACATGGGAAGGGGTGGAGATTGATTTTGAGAGAACTATCCACCGTAATTTTGATGGTGAGTGGCAAGTAGATGTTAGACGTAAGTCTGAAGATGGTTGGGAAAGTGTGTGCACTACAGCGTGGCAACCACAAGAATATCGAAAAGATGCTGTTCTCCCGGTCCCTGTGACACTAGAATGGCTAGCCTATGTTGAGCCAGCTTGCTATGAGCTTCCGCAAGGTTTTTATGAGGTGACAGTGGTATGGAGGATCAATCCTGATATCCCACTAATGACAAGGGAAGTGAAAGTGGTTGACACCTTCACTATCACAGGTGTCACATGAGACCGATGATTAGTAGGCGGGACCAGTGGCGTTTCGTGTGGAAGATGTTTGGTACAGGGCTGCTATTCTATTTAGCCTCAACTATGTGGACAGATGTTATGCCTGCTGAGGTGTATGGTGAAATGGCTCATAGTATTGAGTCTGCCATTTGGTCCCTTGGTTTTATGTCCTCTGCTGGCATGGTGATTTATGGTATATCCATTAATGGTAGGTGGAGGTGGTCACCTCTCCTTCGTATTAGTGGTTATATAATGCTCATAATGATGTTTGGCTTTCTTGCTGTCTCTTCTCTGTTCTCTCAGTATGGTGCAGTGATATTAATCTTTAGTGTGGTGTATTTCATACCCACTATAACCTCTTTTCTTAGAGTGAACATAGATGATTTGACAGCGAGGTGGGGGAATGAATCCAGATGAGGTGGAAGCATGGTCGGGAGCTGTGCAGTCTCTCTCAGACGCGTTAGGCCCTACTTTTGTAGCTGTTATTGTCCTTGTAGTGCTGGCTTGGTATGTTATGAGAAAAGGGAAGCCGGAAAACCATGACACATCAGATATAGATGTAGCCGTACTAAAAGAACAATACAGAAATCTAGAAGCTCGCGTCTCATACCTTGAGAATTTACGTAGGGCTATGAACTAAAGAGAAACATCATGATTGATAAAGACTTCCTATTCAACTCCTTGCGTAAAACCCGTCTCTTTGGTGGTAAGTTTAACATCCCCCAAGTGTATGGTATCATCGGAATTGTGGAAGCCTATGAAGCTTCTGGTGTTGAGGATAAACGTGTGTTGGCATATGCCCTAGCTACAGCCTACCATGAAACCAGCAAACACATGTCCCCAATCAAAGAAACAGTGATGCCTTCACACCGAGAGAAGAATCCCCTTGATGAGGTGGTTAAGGCCCGTCTGGATAACTGGGCACGTAAGATTGGTCGTATGAAGAACATCTACTGGAAGAAGGACCCTGTTACAGGGAAGAGCTATTTTGGTAGGGGGCAAGTGCAGCTTACGTGGAAAGACAACTATGCTCGTTCCTCGGAAGATGCTGGTGTTGATCTGGTGCTCTATCCAGAGATGATGCTTGA